TTGTAATATATCTGCACCGGTAACTCTTTTACCATCATAATATCCTTTACGACTCAACCCCGAAGTAATTCCCGCGTCGGTTGATCCGCCCATTTTAAACATTGGTCTTTTTAATATTCTGCTCATTGTTGATTAAATCTCATTCCTCTTTCAGGTCCCATTACATTACCCCAGATACCACCCATAGTAGCACCTACGCCTAATGCAGTTTGCAATGGAGTTGGGTTAGGTACTGAAGACCATTGGTATTGACCTGGGTATCCACCCATAATACCGGTTACGCCTGTACCATAATAACCCATTCTCTCATAAGGTTCATATGCAGCCATTCTATTTGCTTCTCTCATCGCATCATATTGAGCTTGAGTTTGAGCTTGTTGAGTGGCTCCTACTTGACCCATAGTTCCTATTTGACCTGCAACAAGTTGCGGAGTCAATGATCCAAGGCCCGATTGATACTGACCCATTCCTAATTGGTTAGTATAATCTTGTTGTCTTGCTGCTTGACCCTGAGTATAGCCTTGTTGAAGCAAGCCTGCTTGGATTGCTGCCCGGTTTCTATCGCTTGCTGCCTGATATTCACCTAGTTGTACGCCTGTTCTGCCTGCACCCAATGCGCCGATTCTTGATGCAGCATCCATAATTCCTTGTTGTCCTTTTTGTGCCTGTATATCATACTCATCTAATGTCGCATCAATAACTGATTGTTGATAAGGAGACATATAGGAAGCAATTGATCCTGCTTGAGTAGCCGGGCCTGCTCCGGTTCCAGTCAACGCTGCCGCAGCTGCGCCATAATCTTGCGCACCCATCATATCGGTTGGTAAACCTGAGTAAGCTCCTTGGCCCGTTATATAAGGCTCATATCCACCTAAACCTTGCTGTGCTAAAGTGACCGCATCTTGTTGTAATTGATGTTGAGGTGCAATTTTAGGTGCAAATTGTGCTGTTTGTAAAGGTGTTTTTGTTAAATCTGTTAAACCTTTGGCATAATCTTTACCTAAAGATTCTATAAATGGTGCTGGTAATTGTCTTGTTTCTTGTACGGCCATTATACTACCTCACTTAATCGTTCTGATACTTCAAACATATCTCTTGCTCCTTCTAATCCTTGAGATTCTTCAGAGATACTACCACCTTGTTCTAAATTTGTCATTACATTTTCCATAACTTCTGCTCCTTTATCCACGTCTCCACCTCCTGCGTTTCTCACTGCATCGGCTGTGAATACAAATTCATTTCTACTTAATCTTGCTGGAACATCATCAGCTTTTTCTTTTCCACCTATGGGAACAAAGCCACCTTCGTTTCTATAATCTTTTTCTAATCCTCCTAGATCCATGAGCCCACCTTCTTGAGCTCCTACTCTTCCACCACCTGCTAATTGATAATAATTAGGATAAGGGAAAAGTACATTGTCAGTTGCAAAAGGAGTCACTCCTTGACCCGCTCTAATATCAGCAATCATTTTATCCCAATCAGCTACTTCACCTTTGTAGTTTGCCATTACCGAATCTAAATCCGTGTCTCCTGGATTCTTTTTAGTGTATAAACCTGCTAGTCCAGAAGTCCCTAGTATCCATGGCATAGGATTATCTTTAAATGATCCTAGAGCTTTTGAGAACAATCCACCTTTGTCCGCAATTTCTTTTCCTTTAGCTAATGTACTTAAATTTTTATTATAGCCCATATTTGCTATTGGTGAATATTGATTACCAGAAATTAATTTATCTGATGCTGCTTTTACTGGATCTCCAAAGCCTAAATTAGTAAAACTTTTTCCTATATTACCCCATCCTGTTTTTCCTAAACCAAGAACATTAGAAGGTTTTAACCATGCACCTTTTGACCAGGGTTGTGCACCTGCCCATCCACCTGCTCCGATATTTGCCATACCAGCTGTTGCCATATACATTAAAGCCATCTTACCTAAATCACTTTTAGCGAATTTCTTAATACTTTTTGTTAAACCTTTAACAAGTTTTTTACCACCTTTAAAAACACTCTTAACTAAACTTCCTAAACCGTAGCCAGGTCTGCCACGCATCTCATCTACTGGATGATCAAATTGATGTTCTTCAGGATAATCAAACCTTCCATGTCTATCCATAGCTCGTGTACTTCTAATAACACTTTCAGGTGTGATCATATCTAATCCTGCAGCGAAACTTAAAATATCTGGTGCGTGTTCTCCAACTCCTTCTGCTTGAAGTTCTGCAACCATATCCTCTATTCTCATTCCAGAACCATCTATTCCAGGAAATTTTTCATAAAATTTATTCATAATTTTTTGCATGGCTTCTTCATACGCTTGACTTTGTTGAATTTGCTCTGTTTGTGATGGGGAAACTTGAGACATTATACCTGGTGCATCCGCTGTCACTTGATTTCCATACTGATAACCTGCTCTTCCGCCTTGAGCATAATTGTCATCTCCAAAAGCCCAGTTTCGATAATCATCTATTCTCTTCGTTACATTTTCTCCTCCTTGACCAAAGAAAGGCATTTGCCATTTATTTAAATAATCTTCTTCTGATATAAATCCTTTATTAATACCTTCTTTCATCTTATCATCTTTTAAACGAAGATAACTATCCGGTGCTAATCCTTTTCGATATGTTTTAAGTCTATTTATTTGATCAAACCACTCTTTTTTATCATCATCAGTATATGTAATTTTATCATCAGAATAAAAAATAGGATCCGTGGTTTGCATTATTCCAACATCTTCAACATCATCCTCTATGCCCCATGAAGCTTTATCAAGAGTTCCACCTTGATCTATATAATCTTGTTTCATATCTATCATTTCTTGATCACTAAAAACATCATCTTCAGGTTTTGCTTGAGGAACGACTTCCTCATCTCCAATACTCAGTTGAGCTACATCCGGAGTTACTGTTTCTGATATGTTTTGTCCAATTAATGCTTGAGGAATAACCTCTCTTGACATTTCCAACATAGCTTTTCGAATATTTTCAGGAGTGATAGGTAAGTTTCTATCTTTTAACCATTTAATAGCAGGGACTAATTCAACATCCATAATACCACCAGTCTGTCTTCCAATTCTTCCGCCTTGAGCAGCTTGCTCGCCCATTGGAACCATAGATTGAAGCTCTTCATCAGGTATAATCATTTCTTCTTCTGTCATGAAATCCTCTTCAGGACCTCCTTGAGCAGAAGCCATTTTCATTTTTACAAAGTCTTCAAATTCACCTTGAAATCCTTGAGCAACCATTGCTTTAAATTCTTTAATAAGTTGCATTAAAACTTCAGCCTGCTCTCCAGGCATACTGTCTAATAACTGTTGAAGTTCTGGATCTTGCATTGGATCCATCTCATCTTCAGTCATGAAATCGTCAGGATTTACACTAGCGACCTCCATGTTTGGAGTGCTTATTTCCTCTTCTGATATGATATCTGTTATTGCCATAATTTTGCCTGAATGTTTAATCTACTTTGTTTTTGCAAATAAATCAAGCTTTGGAACCTCTACAACGACATCTCTTTGAATGTCTTCAACGCTAATTCCTTTAGCTTTCCATTCCTCCTCATTCTTATATTGTTCTCCTGTTTTTTTATGCTTAATCACCGTCTGCGTTTTAGCATAAACTACAGGTATTTCGTTGCCATTTATTTTAACTTTATCCATTAACTGACTACGTCCTTTTTAATGTTAAGATAGCTGATTCCAATACTAACTCCATCTGATACCGTTCCTGCTAATTGAGCCTTTAAAATAGTACTATTTTCTAATATCACCGGTACACTAAAAATCTCATAGCTCGTATTGACTGCTAAAGTTTTAGTACTTTCTATATTGAAACCATTATTAGTAATAGTAATAGTTGGAGTATTGGATCCTGAATTATTAGTCACTCTAAAAGATCTTAATACATACGTTTCTGCACCCCCTGCTGTTAAAAGAGTAGTTAAATCAGTATTAGAAATAGTCACTCCATAAAATTTATATTGATTGGTTACTGCCATTATTCTAAAAAGAAACTTTTAGCTTCTATCTCCTGTTTTAATTCTTCTTGAAAGGTAGAATTTAATTTTTCTATAATAGCATCAATATCTCTTGTTAAAGAATGAGCTATGTCTGGATCATATTCTTTACTCGCTCTGGTTATAAGTTGTACTATCTTGGCCATAAACCTGCTAAGCCTCCTTGAGCATAATGTTTTCCTCCAGGCCCCATGTGTCCTGTTTTTGAAGGTGCTGTATGACTTTTAGGGGCTCGATGAATACTAGGCGTTGTATAATCACCTTGTCCACCTTTACCACCTACACCTCCTCCACTTACATCTTGATGATGTTTGGGAGATATTATTTTAGCTATAGTTGTACTCTTGTCGTCTTTTTGTTTATACTGCAAAGTCTTTTGTTCCTTTAAAGTTTTCATATAATTATTCCAGCTAATTTTTTTACCTTTATTAAGCCTATTTTCAAACCACGCTCTTTTTTTTGCTAATTGGTTCTCATAATTATTTGATCCAAATAAAGAAAAGACATTTTGACCTGCTAACACGCTCTCCGGTCCATATTTTAAAAGACCACTTCCTTGATCTCTACCAATATAACCACCAGGCACTCCTTGCATTTCTAAATAATTTAATTGATCTTCAAACATTGGATTATAGTTTGGAGAATCCTTATTAAATGGACTTCTTGACCATGATGCTATTGCAGCTGGCAGAGGTATTCTTGGTTTATTCTTTTCTCTTGTACCAAGTGTTCCTCTGACTCTTGGGGTACCTAATCCACTAAAGAAATCTACTACCTTGTCTTTAAGACCTAATATACCTCTTCTTGGTTCATACGTTCCATAGTCATCAATTTCTTGAATACTCACAGTTGAAGGATCAACTCCCAGAGGAGGAGTTTTTGCAACAGCTTTAGGATTATAAGTCAAACCTAAAGGACTTTGTCCAGGTGCATCTCCTCCACCACGTTGGGCCGCCAACCATGCTTCATAGCTAGGATAACCTCTATAAGATGCTGGTAGACCGCCTTGACCTACGCTTGATTCAGTAGTTAGTTCTTCTTCTTCGGTAGGAAAGGTCCATGCATTTGTGTAGGTGTTACCTGCTGAAAATGGTGGTAATTTATAATACTCAGGATAAGGAAGTGATCCCAGTCCTCCGTTTTGGAAAGGTACTCTTCCGCCTTGACTAGCAATACCTCCATTAGCCAATTGATTATTAGGATGTGTCCAATCATATATTTTTTCTCCAATAAAATTTAATTTTCCACTGATTGGTTCTTTCTTAATTCCAGGAAGATGTCCTCCAGGAAGCATTCCACCAACCTCCTGGTGTCCTCCTACAATAGATTCATACCTTTGTAAATCAGATGGATTTAACCCTGTTGCTCCTCTTATATTAAGTTCTGTTGATTCTGCAGGTCCATATTTTCCAAATTGAGCATTTATATCAGTAGGATCTTTAATATTGAAACCTGATTTAGCTAAGTTATAACCAAGAGAAGATGCTACAACCGCAGGTACATCTAATGGTCCTCCAGGAAATTGTTGTGCAACATCATAACCACCCATTCTTTTATATTGATTCTCAGTTATTAGTCCTGCGGCTAATGCGTCTCTAAGCTTTTGATTATTAATATTATGTTGAGTGTATCCAGTATATTTTCCTATTTTATTTTTTACCCAATTTTTCCAGTTATTACTCCCAGTTATTCCCCCAGGATGTGTTCTTCCTTTTGGAATTGTAGGAGGTGGATTTAATACACGTGGTGGTCCGCCACTACTTGGTGGTGGATTATAAGTTGTAGTTGTTGCTCCATTACCACCTGGACTCCAAGTTTCAACTTGTCCTTTTTCTTTCCAACCTGTTGTATTTTGGGGATCATAGTCACCCATCCAATTTCTAGCCATTATCTTCTTCCGTCTGGTTGTACGTCTACTCTAAAGGTTCCTAGTTTCCAGTCCTGTTCAGTACTGGTATTAGCAATCTTTAAAGAAACGGCACGTGCTCGTGCACGGGTATCTACTTTAGTTGTACTTGAGCTAATTGTAAAGGGACCTAATGAAGATCCCGCCTGGGAGCTATTAGGATAGTCTCTTAAATTTAGTGTAATTTGAGTATCTCCTGTTTGAGATATAAAGTCTGGAATAAATCTTCTAATTTTCATTAAGAATTCTCCGTCTCCTTGGAAGGTTGCTCCCCCTTCTTTAGTAACCGTTATATCATAATCACCCGATTCTATACTCGAAGTAATCGCAGTAGTCGTACTTCCCACTACTTGATCGGTTCCGGTTTCGTGTTGAAAATATGTAGTAATACCATCGGTATTTCCTACAACATCATAAGAAGTATTAGTATCAGGATCATAAGAAGTAGCATAAGGTTTGTTAAAGATAGAAGAATCCATCCAACTGGTTCTGGAAAATAAAGCACTATCATTAGTGGTCCATATCACTCTTTCTGAACTGGAATCTAAATAATTATAAATAACGGCTCGATCCACATTGTTAGAATTGGAAGTACAATAGAACCATATTATTTCTCCAAACAAATTATTAATACCCGCCGAAATTAATTGATTGGAAGTTTCATTAAGATCATCAAATACATAATCTTCAACTAAACATTTCATTGATTCTAGTTTACCAGCGTATTTAAAGAATCCATTATTAGACATCCAATACACTGCGCCATCTACTTCAACGGCCGCATTAATTCCTATTAATCCACAGTTAGTTCCTACTTGTTCAAAGGCAAATACAAAAGGAACACCCACAAAACGCATGGTAAATAATGAGGTATCCGTCCATACGTAAATTGCATTTCTACCAAGTTTAGCTCCCATGATCCGTGATCCGTCGGCCAGTCTTTGCGTACCTGCTGTATTGGTTGCTGTTGGAACATAAGTGTTAATATCTTCCCGGTTGGACCATCTGACATACATATCATCTTGAGTACTTGTATCTCCAATGGTAGTTTCAGTTCCAAAAAATACTAAGTGTCGATCAGGTGTAGATACCAGCATATGCCTCGATGCTGTTGGTGCTCCCGTTATAATAGTTGCTCTTGTATCTGTAGCATTCGTTAAATTTGAATTCCATTCGAAACAAGGACCATTAACAATAAGAGCAATTACATTTTGACCAAAACTGTCAATGACCCATAAACCAGGATCAGCAACTTTATCCGTGTTGGATGCTGCACTGCCCCAAGTGGTATAGTCTGAAGTATTTGTAACGGTTGCTCCACTCGAATGAGCCGCTCGTGTAGTGCCTTGTACATTTCTAGTAATTCCTGTTAAATTGCTTCCTGAAACTCCTGTGTAAGATATTTCTTCTGTGCCTACTTGAATATAATTAGTCCCTGAAGTTGGAAAGCCAGTTACCGAAGTTAAAGTAATGCTAGTTCCTGAACCACCTGTTCCATAAGCATTATCTCCTAAAGCTCCATTTAAAGTTGTAGTTTGAGCTCCTGAAACAGTTCCACCAAATTGAGATATACCCCACCCGTATGCCCCTAATTGTTCAGCAGGACCCACAGGATAATAGAATTTAACAGAACAGTCTCCATCAGTAGCCGTTGCACTAGCATTAGATCCCATAGTAATAGTAACGGAAGTAGCATCTACGACTTCGGTTATCATAAAAGTTTTATCGTCAAAATCAGAAGCTGAATAACCTGAACCTGTTGGAGGAGTTACACTTTCAAGTAATAAAATATCTCCTGCTGTCATTCCAGAGGTTGTAGATAAAGTAATAGTAAGAATAGCAGACCCACTAGTAGAAGCTAAGGCATCAGTTAAGGCTCCAAAATCAGTTTTAATTGGGTGGATGTCATAAAAAGCTCCTCCTGTATATGCATATAAAATTCTATTTGTTCCTACAATAGAAAAATTAATTGAATTTTGACTAATGACATGGTGTTGAGCTCTAGCCACTCCTGTTAGAGCATTATCTCCTAATTGAGACCATCCACCTATTTTTTCTGGTGTATTATATCTAAATCTAACATTTTCTCCCCCGGTCCATTGTCCTTCAGCACCTGTGGGAGTAACCTGTTTATTGAATCCTGGTAAAAACTCTATTTTTTGTAGCATATTAAAGTTTATATCAGATCTGAGGGAAATTCAAATGTTTTAAAGTAAGGGGAAGCTGTGGTGGATCATCCCCTCACCAATGTATTTTCTATATTATTTTTTAGATTCTGTAAAGCCTTTATAAAAGGCTGGAAGTCCTAAGAATGGACGTCCATCAAATTTAGTGTGTTTACCACCTTTAGCTTTATTTTCTTTACCAGTTACAATTTTCTTTTTAGAATCTTGGTTCCAATGTAAAAATACTTGACAGTAATCTTCGCCTGTGAAAGCTTCTCTCCAGTGTTCACATTCACACCCATGATACATAAGCATATCACCAGGTTTCATGTTTACTGGAATACCGGCCTGTCCTTTTTTTCCAGTTGGATCTAAATAAATAGGCCATTTAGTACCATCATCTCCTATGTGCATGGTAGCAGAAATTTCACAAGAATCTCTATCAAAATGCCTATGAAGTACGTCTCCTTTTTTATAGATACGTGCGTAAGCATAAGATGGGTTTAATTTATAACCTGTTTCTTTTTCCATCCTTGCTTTTAAAACTTCTAACAATGTTTCCATTGCTGTATCTCCATAATGAGAATAAGTATTAGGAATCTGTTGATCGTTCCATATTCCCCAGTACTCTGTAAAGGGCGAGATATATTTTTGATCAAATAAAAATTGAGCTACCTGTCGTTTCTTTAAAAAATAAGAGTAGACAAATGAAGCGAGCTCTTTTGATATTGCTCCTCTTAATACTTTGTATTTATCTTTTTTGAACATTTAATCCTCCTTATATGTAATTAAAGTTTAAGACTACTCTTCTTTTACTGTCACTTGAAGTAGTTCCACTATGTAGTGTGTTTAAATCAAATATTGCTGCTCTGTTTTCAACAGACATTACTTTTTTATTGTTCTTGAATAAGGTGTATCCATTATTAGTGTTTAAATAAAAGACTGCAGTTTTTGCATCCTTTAATGGTGTGTAATCAATATGAAAACCATGTTTTATTATCTTATCCTTTAATTTTGTAGTATGATAATAATCAATATGAAAACCATGTTTTATTATCTTAGGAGTATGGGTTAAAAGATTTGCTTTTATTTTTATAACAGCATTTATTTTTAATTGATTTATAAGAGGCTGTAGCATTTCTAAAAAATGACTCCGAGCGCGATTTTCTAGAAAAAAAATATGAGTAAATTGACAATCATAAATATCTTTATCGCTGTCCAGCTCGTTTACCCCATGTTGAAAAAACCATGGAAAATCTTTTGATAACATTGTTTGTTGTATCTTTAAAAAATCTTCTTTCTCTAAAAAGTTATCTACTACTTTCATTATTTAAACGGCCATCCTAAATTCCATATAACTAAACTATATCGGATTCCCTTTTTAACAGGCCTAACTCTATGCCATAAATCAGAGGGGAAAACAACTAAAGATCCTTTGGGTCTAATTTCTTTTACAATTTTAGTATTTGCTTTCTTATCCGGATCCTGGTTTCTAAAATCTACTTCAAACTCTCCCCCTTTATAATCTTTAGGATCAGATAAAACTAAAACACTTGTTAGTTTTCTAGTCTTTCCATGAATAGGAGAATTAGGTTGATTATAAGCCCCATCCCATGAATCACAATGCCAACCATAATATTGACCTTTTTTATATTTTGTAAATTGACAGGGTTCAGAATGATCCCATTCAAAGTTCCAGCCAGCATTTTTATTAGCTTCATGTATATAAGGTTGAATCTCTTTATAAACCCATCGATCAGAAAACCACACTACATTAGAATCTCTTTTCTTTTTTAAGTCTTTAAGTTGTTGTTGATTTAATTTTTTTACATTACGTAAACCACCGGTAACTCCCTTTTCATCTTTAAGGGAATTAGCATATTTTTTAATTTCTTCACATATTCTAGAAGGAACTGCTGATTGAAAATACCAATAATAATTTTTGAGATTCACTTATATTTGATTTATAATGGATTGTAATTTTATAATTCTCTTTAAAAATTTTTCATTAATTTTAGATACTTCTTTAAGAGAAATTTCTAATTTTTTATTATATTCTTTTAAATCAGCATTCATCTGAACTTCACCCTTTTTAACAGATATTTCCATCTGCAAACGATCCTCTAGTTCTGCTATTCTTTTATCTTTATTTTGCATTTCTAACAGAATTATATCTTAATTTTTAGAATTAAGCAATAGGATTAAATTATACAGAATCCCAAGCCAAAGAAGATGGATTCCATTCCCAATTTAATTTAGCCAGAGTACCAGTATCATAAGAAAATGCTATCCATTTTTGATTATCTTCATCCCAACTAATAATAAAATTATTATTAGAAGAGTCTGTTAAAATCGTAGGGTATGTTACTGGACATATCCAATCACCATCTGCATTCATAGTCCATGATGGATGAGGACCCTCTGCTACAATAAATCTATCATTCGCTTCATCATACGTATATCCTATTCCTGCTCTTTGTTTTCTAAAACTTCCGTCTTTAGATGTTTGCATCCATCTAACTCCATTTTCAGATAATGGACATACAGTTTTAAAGTGTTCAGCAGCTGAAGCTGATGCATCTCCACCGTTGTTAGCAACATCTTGATCACAGGCCATGACCACTCTTAAAACTTTATTATTTGAATCTAATTCTGCAAAACGAGCCATTATGCTACCCAAAAGTTACCGTTCCTGGAACTGTAAATGTACAAACTGTATCCGAACTAACAGTTGCTGTAGTATTTGTACCGGGTGTAACCGCTATTCCTGGAACGCTTGATGTAGCAATTCTTAAGAAAACTACACCTGATCCGCCAGCAAAGGTTTCTGGCGTTGTTGTACCATTTCCTGCTCCACCTGCACCGCCTCCAAGACCATCTGTTCCTGCAACTCCTTGAGTGGACCCTGGGTTTGCTGGAGAATTTCCACCTGCTCCACCACCACCTGATCCGCCGGCGCCTCCGTTGTAGTTGTAAGCACCACCGCCACCACCGCCAGCATATGTGGTACCACCTGGATAACCGGGAGCAATTGTATTTGGTGAGCCATTGCCACCTGCTCCTGAGTTATTAGTAGGATGCCCGGGAGTACCTCCATTAGAACCTCCTCCACTTGCTCCGCCCCCACCAGACGATCCGTAAGAACCTCCTCCTGGTCCTCCTGGATTTCCTTGAGACACAGGTGTGGCTGGTGTATTTCCTGCACCTGCTGTAGTACCTTGGTGATTTGTGCCAGCACCACTTCCGCCATCTCTAACAGCTGTGTTAGTAGGATCTGTGGAAGGAACTCCTGGATAAGCTTGAGACTCATTCTCTGCACCACCCCCTGTAGAAGTAAGAGTAACGTCAACTCCAGATATAATAGAATCTGATCCCTTACTATTAACTCTACCTGATCCAGTTACTGGATAGGTTCCTGCTACTCCGCCGTCTCCAACTGTGATTGTGGCTCCGCTCTCAATTAAAATTTTTGTTCCGCCCGGATAGGATGTTCTAAATCCACCTCCGCCACCTCCTCCGGATAGTCCTCCAACACTTGCACCTCCGCCAGCTACGACTAAATAGTCAAAACTTGCCTGAGCTGCTGCTGCTCCTCCAGATCCAAATCCTAAGATTTGGTAACCAAAAGATTTTGTTTTTTTTGATTGTATATTGGTTGAACCCTTACCATATGTGACAAGGTTATTTTTTAAATCTCTCATATTTTAATTCCTATGCGTCGTTAGCTGCATCAGTAGTATAAAATATTTTTACCCCTAGAACTCTAGCTTCACCAGTAAAAGTATCGCTACCATCTGCTGCATCTCTGTATAATTGAAAGTAAGTTTGCTCACCTGCTGCAGGAGAACCTGCAACTGTCATTGCGCTACTTTCAGATGTAATTTGTTGATCTTCAACTGTTCCTATTCCAGCGTCTGTAACCTCTATTGCTGTTCCATATGCAACATCAATAGTATCACTGTCAGCACATGCAACACCCTGTAAACCGAATATACAGTTACCTGTGTTAGTTGTGCTAGGAGACCAGTAAACTTGATAAGTTACTGTTCCTTCATTCCATGATTTTGGCATAGCCACTGTAAATTGAGTGTATTGTGCCGTACTAGCATCAAAATCAAAAACTTTTAAATCTGGTCTTGTTGCTGTTGTTTCCACTTGTTCTGCATCCGCAGGATTAGTTGTTGGTCCATACATAGCTGCAGATGGAACCCACATAGTTTCTTTACCTGCAACTTTAACTGCTGCTGTTCCTGATTTAAGTACTCCAGATCCTTTAGGATTAATATTTATATCAACATTAGTTTCACTACCTGTTGCCGATAAAGTAGGTCCAGAACCTGCCGCGGCATTAGCTAATGTAAATTCATTTACCGCAGATCCTGTAGCTGTTAAAAGGGCTAATTCATTAGAGTTTGTATCTAAAATAGAAGTACCAATTTTTGGTGAAGTTAATGTTTTATTTGTTAAAGTTTCTGTTCCTGTAAGAGTTACGTTACCCATTCCAATGTCGACAACATCGGGATTAGTTCCATCATTAGCAGCTGCATAAATAGCTTTCCAACCTTTATCAGTTGTTGCCCAAGTAACACTACCTCCTGAACCAGAGACATATTTAAATTGAACTGTGTACGCTCCACTGGTACTATTTTTAATAAAATACCAAGTTTCTACATCAAGAGGAATAGTTACAATTTTATTTCCGGTAATTGCTTGTGCTGATACTGCACCTAAAATTATAATTCTACTCGCAAGAGTAGCTCCTGTTGCTCCATCCGAAACGGCTAATGTTGTTGTATTTGCACCTGCTCCATCTGCGTTAAGAGTTTGAACTTTATATCCACTAGATATTTGTTCTAAAATTTGTAAATTTGTATTTGTTTTTGTTCCCCATGTACCGGCAGCTTCGCCAGTTACCATTAACTCGGTACCTAATCCTGTGTATGTTGATGCCATAATTTTGTTCTCCTACGCTACATCACTGTAACTTGTATTTGATCCAGTTGCAATATTACTATAAGATATATTAGATCCTGTGTCAATATTTGCATAAGCAATTATTCCGCCCCCACTGGCCGTTGTCATATCAGCTACACTAGCGGTTGTTGACACCCCTGTCAAGCCCATAGTCATTTCTATAGGACTAATTGATCCTACACTTCCAGTTGTTGAAACTCCTGTTAAACCAACAGCCATTTCTGTAGGACTAATTGATCCTACACTTGCTGTAGTAGATACTCCAGTAATATCAATTAGGGCGCTACTAGTAAAATCAATTCCATCCGCATTTAAAGAAAAAGTACTACTTACACCGGATAAATCTGCAATTGTATTAGGTGTAACTACAGGAGTTCCAAGACTTGAAGTAACAGCTAAACTACCTAATCCTTGAGTATGGTCAGCTCCATTATTAACACTTAAAGTTCCTAGACCAGAACCAATGGCATCTAGACCACTAATTCCAAATATCATATCAAAAGTTACAGTAGGAGAGCCTACTGAAGAAGTAGTAGAGACACCAGTAGGAACAATTATACTTTCAGGTTTAAAAGTAAATTCTCCACCCCATTGTCCATTACCAAATGAATTTGCTCCCCATCCATCTGGACCTAAACTTGTAGTAATAGCATCTAAACCAGTTATCTCTACAGTGGTAGTATTTTCACCCCAGTTACCAATACCCCATTCATCTCTACCCCAACCTTCTATAGATTGAGCATAAGCTAAAGTTCCAAGACTTGCAGTTAAATCGAAACCAGTTAAAGTTAGATCGAGAGCACTTTCTCCCCAGTTCTCTGTTCCCCATGTATCAGAACCCCAACCTATTTCATTGAAAGGTGTAACTTCACCAAGTGCTGTTGTTAAAGATTGTCCTGTTAAAGAAATTGTAGCGGTATTAGATTCCCAAGAGTTATAACCCCAGGCTACTGAAGGATCATCACCACCCCAAACTGATGCCATAAGGATTTCCTCCTTATGCTAGTCTCAATATTGCTGAACTAGAATCGTTAGTTGGAAACTGAATAGTAAACGTTCCAGAAGAAACAGTTTTATCTCCACCAAATGCAATTATACAAACAGCATCTGTAGTGGATGATCCACCATCTGTTGTTGTATTATAAATCATACATCCATTGGCTGTAAAAGAAGCTGAAGTCCAGGAGACATCTGAAAAATCTGTAAATGCAGTTGTTGAAGTTAATCCTACTCCTGTGTTTGTTAGAGCGATTCCACCAGCAGAATAAGCACTTCCAGCCGTATTACTAATTTCGTTAGATGTAGAATAATCTGTGGTTGCTGCACCTAGAGATGCTGAACTTGTAAACATTGCAAGTTTAAAACTACCTCCACCTGAAGATTCAAAACTATGTTTTCCTTCCAATAGTTCCTGTTTAAAACTTGAACAAACTGCTGATGTTATTGCCATAATATTTATCTCCTAATTTAAGGATTCGGAGACTCAATGGGAATACGAATTGTACCATCCGTATAATCATCTCGTCTTCTTCTCCCAATTTGCTCTGCAGCAAATTTTTGAATTACATTATTATATTTTTGTTCATACATTGTCAACATGTCTATTGGACCTTTTAAATATCCATAAGCCTCTATTAAACATGCATATAATAAACCATTTGGAAAGTTCTTACTTATATAGGTTCCGCTGGTATTTGTTACCAAACTAGTGGGCATAGCATTAAAATGAACTTGAAATGCATAAGTAGTACTCGGAACAGGAGCAAACATATACTTTCCTGAAGTAGTATCAGTTGTTCCAGTTGCTCCACCAAATTGAGCATAATATTTAGGACTACCTGTATCTGTATTAGCAGATACATATTCATTTAAAAAGGTCTGATCCTTTTTTTGTAACCAAACATTAGCCCCTGTAATAGCTGAAGTTGATGTATAAACCTGTATTCCACGGGTAAATAAACATCCTGCGGGACAATTTATATATTGTTGCCCTGCAACTAGATTTCCAGATTGTTGTTTTCTATCTGCATCAATAGGACAGTCTCTTATAAGTCTATATTCTGCATTTTCTATAAATCTACCTAGAAGAGCACCACTAAAAACAGTACTGTCTACTTCAGTATAACTTCTAATATCAGCTTCTAATGCTGAAAGTGTATATCCTGCCATTATGCTTCTATGGTTACCGGTCCAACGGACACTGGATAACCACCTCCTTCTACTCCTCCAACTGTAGCTGTATCAGTATTCACTACAAAATAAAACCAATCTGTTGTAAAATCTGTATCTCTAGCTCCAGAGACATATTTTCCTGTAGTAATAGCATAACCTGCAGCTAAAGCAATTTTAGCTCCTGTAATTCCATCAAAAGTAGGTGGATCAGTATAATCGCCTCCTGTAGTTGGCATTCCTCTAAATCTATAAGTACTTCCATTTGTTAAACCATGATTTGGTACATTAACATTTATATAAGATGAACCAGATGCATAAGTTGTAAAGGGATTAGTAGGCATTAATTGTGTAACAGCGGGTGCTGTACGTGCTGGTCTTACTCTTTGTAATCCTTGTGGATCAGCTATAATAGGTCTAGGACTTATTTGAGGTTGTTTAGGTTCAAACTCTGAATAATGAACCCAAGCTCCTGTCCATTCTCTAACCATTTCTAAATAAGGAAACTGCATTCCAGACCTGTCTGAAATTGCTATCGCGTATTTACCTGATGCAAATTTAGCCATTAGACACTCGGAAAATAAGTTTTAGGGGTTATATAACTACTCGCAGGAGATCCATCTTCTGCTAAAGCTCGTGCTAATTCATCTTCGTATAATAGTTTCATACCTTGTGTTAATTGTGGATTATATTTTTGACTTAAATAAAAAGCTAATCCTGCAGACATACATGGAACAAAACGATAAGGAATATCTGTTGCATCCGTATAAGTAGAATCAGCATCTTGAATTCTTTTTACAAAATACATATGAGCATAATTACCTGCTGCTGTAGAATCTGGAGTTGGATAAAAAGTAATAGTTGTTTTATCAATTAATCTTTGAACCCAAAATTGATTAGGAGTTCCTTTTGATAATTTATTAGCTAAAGCTGAATAAGTAGATCTACTCACTTTTGTCATTGAGGAATCTGATTCAGTAGTTGTATTATAATTAGTTCTATAAGTACATTCTAATATATCTGCTAAACCATAAGTAGAAGTTGTGCTAGTTCCTCCTGCAGTAGTATCACTAGTGCCATCTGAACTTGCTCTATAAAAAGTATAAGTACCTTGACCTTCAACAAGATCTATATTGGTATCACCTACTTCCCAAAAATGAATTCCTCTATTTCCCCATTCTTGAAAAAGAATATTTAAAGATCTTCGTGCTGTTTTTAATTGATATCCTGATGTTCCTTGTAAACCTATTCTTTCATAAGCTTCTTCGATGACATCATCGACAGCAAAATTTTTATCAAAAACAACTGTTCCCGAAGTAGTATTTGCCATTTAGTCTCCTATCCGTAATAGGCTGTAAATGAATCTATAGCTGATAATGTTACGTAAGGTGCCGTATCAAATTTAACTCCATTACCACCAAAATTAAAATTGAAAGTATCATTACTTGTACTTCCACCTTTAAGATGAATTTTAATATCACCAGTTGCACTAGTAGCATCTTGAATAGTTATTTCACCATCTGCCCCTGTTAAGTGTGCATTGATACTTATAATTCTACAAGGTCCTAAATTAGCAGCTGAACCCGCTATAAGCCCTTGCAATCTTCCTGAAGATGTTAATTCTACAGATGCTTTTACGTCATTTAAATATGTACCCATAATTTTATCCTGTTATTGTGAGCTCCCGAAGGAGCTCAC